GAGAATTTATTTTAAATTTTCGATCTTGTTTGAGACTCAATGTTTGGCTATCATGCTATTGGAACCTTGACCACCGCCGTGGCCCGGGTATTTGAGTTTCCGGCGCGTTTCCAGGACGCGCCATCCCTCGCAGGGAGCGAGGATTCCGACCTTCAGAATGATAACCAACAGCGGATTGGTGAAGACGAAGAAGTGGCCCCGGAACATCTTGAGTTATTCCCAGGAATGGGCATGGACGATGCAGCGTCTGTGAACTCCTACTATGCGCGTTTACCGCGCAATGTCGAACCGAGGATTGGCCTGGTACAACAGTCCTCAAAAGTTGCTATTCGCACAACTACCAAAATTGGCGCCGCTGTAGGCCGCGCCATCAAGTACACTGCACTTACCATCGACTTGGTGAAGCATCCGTTTGTGAGCACTGCTCGCTGGTTGTTGCGACCGGATTATCCCCCGCAGGAACATAACCCTAACCAATTTCATCCAGGGTTGGCCCGCGCGGGAGCCCGTCTCTTGAAGACGGTGTGGAACACGAGGCGCTCTTCGCGCGACCTCGCGGCTGAGAGTTTGACTCGACGCCCCAATCCGACGGATCGGACTATCTTGTCTGATTTTCTCCACCGCATTGAATTCCAAGGAGTTCTGCCGGCTGCGCATTCGCACCCGGAAGCGGCTTTGGAGCGCACAATCGTCACACAAATGTTGGCAGATGCCGCCCGGAAAATTGGGCGGACACCCTACGCGATATCTCGCGGACCGAGGGACCATGGCCCGGGAATCCGTCTCTGCTTCTTGACGAAAGACGCAGGGACCCCGAGCAGGGTGGACAGGGTGCCCAACGATGCTGTGATAACGGGCGTTGACGTTGATTATTACGTAGACGTCAACGAGTTGGCGCGTTACGGCGTGCCGATGTTGTTTTACACCCAGGTTGTCGAGAAGGTGGCTGGACCAGCCCCTGACGGCCTTTACACGGTGGAGAAAGGGACGTACATCGATCCCAGTGGAGCCGCTTCGGTCGTGAACGGCACGCTTCTCCATAACCGAGTAAACGGTGGAGCTTCGTACCGCCACCCCCTTTGGGATTGGGGGGTTGACCATTTCTCAGTCGTGGACTGGTGGGGGAACAACGTGTTGTATCTTGTTGAGACACGGAGGTGCCCGTCCGGACGATGGATCGTTTCTTGCGTGCCAGCCGCAATCGTGGCCTGGCCGCTTTGGTGGGGGAGGGATGTTACCCCATTAAAACGCAAGAACATGGTCGTTGGCGATGCTTTGGTGAATGAGTACCACGATGGTAAGGCTGCTAAGCTCTCAATTGGACTTCCTGGGATGTGGAAGAGTTGTGAGATTGAGCCAATCCATTATACTGGTTGGGCTGTGAAGTTTCAGGCGTCGAAGACCGCAATGGTCGGCGACGTCGAGCGCTATATGCGCTGTTCGAAGCTGGATTCGGAGACCTGCATCGGGTGGGCTCCTGTGGTTTACAGTCTACTAGCGCGTGGTTGGAGGCCCGAGGGCGTTCCTCAGATGAAGATTACTGAGGTTCAGGTGCGCCGTGCACCCGCTGTTGTCAGTTATGTCAGCGGGCACGAGGAGGACACGCTTTTCCCCGTCAAGGAATTGGAAAGTGGTGTTTTCGCGCGGGCTTTTTGCCCCTGCCTGACGACGGTGCCAATGCAGGCTCCGTCGAACGTTCCCGAGAACGAGAGTGCGGCTCACCGCATTCGAGTGAAGGGCTCTCAGAAGCGATTGACTACCCATACCGTGCCGCATCGTTACAAGAAGTATGCGCGCGAGTTCGTCGACCTTGTGTTAGACGATTTGGGTCGGCACACAGGCGTGCCCATCGACCTCGATACTCTGTACGACTTACACTGGACCCGCCCGTCCCAGCAGGCGGAGAAGGACAAGGCTGATTGCCTTGAGTGTTTTGTCGAGGAGTTGAAAGGTTTCCTTAAGAAGGAGCTCGGCATGAAGCCGAGGATGATCGGAGATTTGCCGACGGAGCAGAAGGCACCGTTTGGCTGCTTCACGCACGCCATCATGACCGCCATGAAGGAGAAATTCCCGTGGGTCGGTTGTGGCCGGACACCCGAGTGGGTAGCGCAGAGGGTGGTGGACATCGCCACGGGCAAGGACGTGCCCGACGCGATGAAGCCCGCCTCTCCTGCTGCTGCGGAAGGCGACGTAACCAACTGCGATGGGAGTGAGTCGCGTTGGGATCGGGATTACATCTTGGACCCGATCATGTTCGGCTTCTTCGCGCTTGAATTCGCGGAGGAGCTCCGGGGCCACCTGAACTTCGAGCGGCCCGTTCCACCAAAGCTTCTTCGTATGAAGCAGGGCCATGTGTACCGGATTCTCTATGAGCTTCTGTCCGGTACTTCCAGGACCACCTGGGCGAATATTACCAAATGTTCGTTCCGTGAGTTCTGCGCGCTTCGCGAAGCCGGTATCCCGGCGCGTGAGGCTATGAAGCTCCTGGGACTGCATTGTGGCGACGACAGCCTAATGCATACGCTGGCGATTCCGAGTCTGCCAGCCCACCGCGTGCGAGTCGCGGCGGCCACGGGTATGGAACTAAAGATGATTGAGCGGTTTGCTGAGATGAAGGATCCGCTCACCTTCTTGGGGGAGTATTACCTCGACCCGTGGGCCGGCGACACGACGCGTGTCCCGGATTTCTGGCGCCAGGCGTGTAAGGTCAACGCCACCGTGAACTGCGGCGTCAGTTTGGAGCAGGCGGCCATTAACAAGGCCACCGGTGTCATTTCAGGTTGCGGCGTGTGGTGCCCCGTTCTGGGGCCTTGGGCGGAGAAGATCATTCGTATTCTCGCGCCTGTCGGATATCGCCCGAAACACCTGACCCGAGAGGAAGCCTGGACGGCTGCGAATTCTTGTGTTATCTTGGACAGCCCACCGGAGGAGGTGCGGTCCCGGATTCGCGACTTATGGTGCGACGTGATGGAAGTTGACGGCGCCGCCTTAGATCTCTTTTATGAGAGGTTGGCTCTAGCGACGACGCTTGAGGAGATGCCAGGTGGCATTTTCGACAATGTGTTGCGCGCCAAGGAGCCAATTGGCAGCCACCGCGAGGACGGATGGCAAGGCGCCTTGCAATTTTCAGATGGCGAAACAAGACAAGCAAACAACCAATGTCCGGGTGGATCTCGGAGGCTCCGCTGGGCGGCGGAACTTGGGCAAGAG